TGTTGCATGGATTATGTAGCAAATATGTCACGGTGCATTGTCGCAGGTGAAAATTAAAAACTCCCGCCAGGCAATAACGGGAGTTACCTTAAAAACTATAAATTTGACATCATTATAGCACGTTGGAAGGAGCATGTAAATGGCTACAGTACTTGCAAATACGGTTGAAATGAGTAGACAAGAGTGGCTGTGGAATCGTAAGAAAGGTATTGGTGGAAGTGATGCTAGTGCAATTCTAGGATTTAATCCATGGAAGTCAGCTTTTGAATTGTATGTTGAAAAAACCAGTGATGAAGTTCGAGAAATTGACAGCGAAGCAATCCATTGGGGAAACGTCCTAGAAAATGTTGTTGCCGAAGAATTTACACGGAGAACAGGAAAAAAAGTTCGTCGTCGCAATCAAATGTTCCAACATCATGAACATGAATTCATGATAGCAAATATAGATCGTGATGTTGTTGGAGAAAGAGCATTACTTGAATGCAAAACAACGAATGCATTCAATTTTGAAGCTTGGGAAGGTGACCAAATCCCACCGGCATATATCTGCCAATTGCAACACTATATGGCTGTTCTGGGATATGAAAAAGCTTATATTGCAGTTTTAATTGGTGGTCAAAAATTCGTTTGGAAAGAAGTCAAACGAGATGATGAATTCATTGAATTGATGATTGAACAAGAAAAAGACTTTTGGGAAAACCATGTTTTAAAAGGAATTCCACCAGAAATTGATGGTACACCTTCCGCAACTGAATTGTTAAATAAAATGTATCCTACAGATAACGGTGAAATAATCATGCTTGAATCAGACAAAGCGGAAATGCTGATTGAAGCAATAGAATCCATCAAAGCGGAAGTTAAGGAAAAACAAGCGCTTCAAAAGGAATACGAAAACAAACTAAAACTGATGATCGGTGAAGCAGCAGTTGGTGTCACACCACGATTTGAAGTGAATCTGAAAACATATGAACGAAACTCTATTGATACCAAGAAACTTAAAACAGAACTTCCCGATATTGCTGAGAAGTACAGCAAAACAACTACTTATAGGCAATTGAAAATTAAACAAATTGAACAGAAAGAGGTAGTTTAATATGGCTAATTTAACAGTTGGTTCGAGCTTTAAAGATCTCCAAGAATTTTTAATGTTCCATATAGACTCAGCGGATGATAGACCATCAGTAAACAATCCTTCTCTTACGAAAGGACAAGTATGGAATATCTTGTTTGAGGGCTCAATGAAAGCAAGTGTAAGAGTGCAAATGATTCTTATGGAACGAGCTATCAAAGAGTTTGGTACTTATTATGAATCTGATAAGGAGGCTATATAGTATGGCAACAGTAGAACAAATGAAAAACCAAATGGCAGTGAAAAGCGGAAAGACATCTGCACCTGCAAAGGACAAGCCTAAAACGATTGAAGACTGGTTAAAACAAATGGCACCGGCAATGGTCGAAGCATTACCAAAGCATATGAGTGTAGATCGTTTAACACGATTAACCATGACCACGATTAGAACAACACCGGCATTAAGGGAAGCTGATGTTCCTAGTTTACTAGGAGCAGTCATGCAAGCAGCACAGTTAGGTCTTGAACCCGGATTGTTAGGACAATGTTACTTGTTACCGTTCAAAAACAACAAGAAGGGCATCACAGAGGTTCAATTCATCATTGGTTATAAAGGCATGATTGACCTAGCACGACGTTCAGGTCACATACAATCCATATATGCTCATGCAGTCTATGAAAATGATGAATTTGAGTACGAATTGGGGTTAGATCCTAAATTGGTTCATAAACCAACTCTGGAAGCTGATAGAGGAAAATTTATCGGAGCGTATGCAGTAGCCCATTTCAAAGATGGCGGATATCAGTTTGAATTTATGCCAAAAAGCGAAATTGAAAAGCGTAAGAGCCGTTCAAAATCAGCAGACTCGAACTATTCGCCTTGGAAAACTGATTATGAGGAAATGGCAAAAAAGACTGTCGTTCGTCATATGTGGAAATACTTGCCGATTAGCGTTGAAATTCAACAACAAGTTGCTTATGACGAAGGAACAGCTAGAAGTATCAAGGATATTACTCCAAATGATGATGTTTTCCTAGAAGCGCCTGAATTCAATACGGTTGATAATGAACCATCTGAACAACATGCTGAATCAGAGCAGACAGAACAGACAGAGGTAATATTCGATGATGTTCAGTGAAACGCCAACAAAAGTTCTCCTCCCGGCATGGATTTGGGAGGAGGCCCAAAATGAAGTGCACTTTAAAAAGCTTGTTTTACAGTATATGCAGCCAAGGTACACTTATTACAAAATTTTAAAAGTAAAAGGACATTTTGCAATATGTGAGAGGAAAAATTGAGAATGTAGTGTTATGTGAGGAGGGTTATTCCTTTGCAAGGGTACATCAAAGACCATAGGAAAGAATTAAATAGCGCTATCTGGAAGATGCCCCCTCTTTATCATAGAATTTGGCAATATCTCAAATATATCGTAAATCATCAAGATAATACGATACCAATGAGGGACGGAACCTTTTTAACAATAAAAGCAGGACAACATCTAACGTCGGTAAGAGATATTGCTAAAAATGTCGGATGGTACGAGGGGGTGAAATGGAAAGAACCTAACCCAAAAACCGTATCTACCATTTTGGAATGGCTGGAAAAACAGTCCATGATAAAGATTGATAGGGGTAAGGGTAACAGACAGTATACACTTATAACCTTGATAAATTGGGACGTATATCAACAAAAAGATAACGAGGGTAACAGTAAGGTAACAGACAGTAAACACCTCGTGGATATAAACAAGAATGATAAAGAATGTAATAAGAATGATATATATGCTGCTGCTAATAACGCACATGCGAAAGAAGAAAGTGACGGGGTGCCTACGACCGGCCCACAGGGTGATCCAGTGCCGTCTGGAGAAATATCACATACTTCTGATGCAGAACAAATGCTATTGAATCGTTTTATCCAACTAAGAGGTTATGGATTCCATAGTTCGCCTAGTGATGAAACAGCTGCTAAGGAGATTATATCCAATGGTGTCCCACTAGCTGATGCCTTAGTTTACCTGAAAGAATGCTTTGATAACTATAAACCTAAACATTCAAGGGATCGGATAAACAGTTTGTCTTATTGCGTTGGATTTATCCTAGATAAACATTGCCAAAAATTAGAAGCTGAAGAAGGTGGAAAACATGTCAAGAAGGTTCAACAGTATCGCCGAAGTAATGGCAGACCTACAGGCAAAAGTGCAGAGCAAGCCCTTAGAGAAGCAGAAGAAGCCAGAAGAGCTTGGGGAGGTTAAGTACAAATGTCCAATTTGCAAGGATACTGAGTTTATCTTCTACAAAGATGAGAACGGATATGACTATGGTCGACCATGTGAATGCAGGGAAAGGAATGCATGGAAACGACGATTTAATCAATCAATGATTCCTGATGAATTTCTATCTGCAAAGCTTGAAAACTATGATACTACTCACGAAATACAACGGAAAATGTACGAAATGACTGTTAAATATCTAAACCTTTTTACAAACAAACAAATACCAAAACAGAATTTCGGTCTAATTGCTGTTTTCGGTGAGCAAAGAATGAAAGAACTACCAGTAGCTGAACGTTCAGCGATTAAACAAGTTCACAATAATTACGGGATAGGAAAGACTCACTTGCAAATAGGTTTAGCCAAGAAACTTATAAAAGAAGGTTACAAAGTTTTAGTTGTCTCGGATGTTCTTTTTATGGACGAGCTCATGAACTCGAAAAAAATGGATGACGAGGGAGAAACATACAACAAACTGTTAAGCAGCGCCATTTCAGCGGACATTCTTATTTGGGATGATATTGGCAAAGTCAACTGGACCGAAGCAAGAGAACGAATGTACTACACCATCATTAACGAACGGTACCGTAAACAAAAACCAATTGTCTTTAACAGCAATGAAGATCGTGGGACATTAGCAGACAAAATTGGCTATGCAGCTGCTGACCGTTTAATTGGGCAGTGTGAAGATTACTTAGTTGAAGCAGAAGGAGAAAGTTGGAGATTAAAAAAGGGCAATGCGATATCATCAAATGCCAGTTGAACCACATTTGGTAGAACCAGATGAAATAGGAAGAAGGTGCTTAGAGTGTGCGAACTATGTAACGGTACTCATGTAGTAAAAACAATGAACGGAGCCATATTTGGATTTTATACTTGCCCAAATTGTGGGCCTATGTCGGATGAACAGTTCCAACAAAGACGGGCAGAAATGCGAGCAAAGATTGAAGCAGCAAAATTAGAACTGATAAAGGGGGCTTAGTCATGGGAATGCTGTATAGATCTGTGAACGCAATAAACGAACTGAAAAAACGTCATATCATCAGTGAATTGGTTGCTTTAGGTGTTGATGGTAACGGTGCGATTAATCTATATGACCTTGATTATTACGAACTTAAAAGCTTGTTAGCGACATTAAAAAGAATGGGACGTGATTTTAATACGTGAGATGGAAAGAATGACAGTAAAAGGAACATACAAAGGAAAACCGATTAGGGCCGTACTGCTTGAAGGTACAGCTACCGTTAAACTTTTTGAGTATGTAGAAGAACCGGGGATTTGGTACTTCCCATTGATAGTTGACGGCGAAAATGTGGAAAAGGATAAATTTGTTTTGGAGGTGCGACATGACTGAACAAGAACTGCTGCAAGAAGCGTTGGAATGGCGGGAACACATTTCAAAATTAGCTAGTGATTATAGCGACCAGGAGTTATTCATAAAACGGTTAGCAACAATCGAGTGGCTTGTCAAATGTGCGGAAAAGGTGGTGGGAGAATGACGGAACGCTTGGAAGAAATCAAAGAAATATACCGATGGGCAATAGAAAACTCAATAGCTAATCGTATAGCAGATTCAGATATTGAATGGCTCATCAATCGTGTTGAGGAATTGGAAAAAGAAGTTGAAAAACAAAAAAATCGTAAATATATCAAAATGAGACAGCGAGATGATTTTATGAAAAAAGCACAACGCTACAAACAGGCTTTGGAGTTTTATGCGGATAAGGAAAATTATTTTCTCAAACAAAGAATGACGAGTAGTTTTTATACACCAATTGAGTTAGACAAGGGAGAAAAAGCACGTCAAGCGTTGGAGTGTGATGATGATTGAAATACGAACAAGCAAAAGCACAGCTACAATATGCGCTGAAACACCAAAAGACCATATCTATCCCTAAGCTAAACAAGTTGCTACAGAGCATGAATATTAGCTTTAAGCCATCCGAATCCGTAGAAGTTAAATATCTAAAAAGCGAGATTAAGAAATTACGTAAACAGTTAAAGAAAAACGGGGGGGAATGAAAATTGAATTTGAATAAATTATTCGAATTACAAGCAAAGCTGGATGAACATATCGTCAAGAAGAAAGGACTTGAAGGTCAGGATTTATTACCTAAAAAAATACTAGCTCTCCAAGTAGAGCTAGGAGAACTTTGTAATTGTTGGCGAGGGTTTAAGTTTTGGAGTCATAACCAAGAGCCAAGGATTCGAGTATATGACAAACAAAAAAGCAGAATTGATAAAACGGTTTGGAAAAATCCTTTACTGGAAGAATACGTGGATTGCCTGCATTTTATTTTGAGTATTGGGTTGGAAATAGGTGTTTGTCCAGAGGAATTAGATGCAGAGCCTATATTTTGCGCAAACGTCACAGAGCAGTTTATTGATTTATTTTATGAAATTTCTTGTTTGAGATATGAAGAAAGAAACGGACAACTATACGAGGATTATTTACGATATGACATTATGTTAGAACATTTTGTAGGTTTGGGCGAAATGCTCGGATTCACATGGGAACAAGTTGAGCAAAGTTATCTACAGAAAAATCGCATAAATCACGAACGGCAAAACAATGGCTATTGAGGTGATATATTTGGAAAGGTTCATATGTCAATGCGGCTGTGGGCAAGAGATACCTTATAAAAAACACCATAAAAGATATAAGCCAAAATTTATCAAAGGGCATAGCAATCGAGTAAGGAGAAGAAAACCTTACAATGTGGAAAAGGCATTTTGGGAAAGAGTAGATAAAAATTCAGATTCCGATTGCTGGGAATGGAAGGGTTATTTGATGCCAAATGGTTATGGCCAGCTTAAAGAAAAGCAAAAAAACGTTTATGCGCATAGGTATTCTTATAGACTGCACTTCGGAGAAATACCAAAAGGAATGGTGGTTTGCCATAAATGTGATAACAGAAAATGTGTAAACCCTAGACACCTATTTTTAGGGACACCAAAAGACAATATTAGAGATATGGATCGAAAAGGAAGGCGGGTTGTTCTTCCGGGAACGCAAAAAATAACAGAATCGGATGCCCAAAGAATAAAAAGGCTGGGGGAACAAGGAATACATTCGAATGAACTAGCAAAAAAATACAACCTAACCCCAAGTACGGTTAGAAACATAATTGCAGGTCGGATATGGAAACCGACCAGATTCAAACGAGGTAAGCTAACAAAAGAATTTGAAAGACAGGTGAATGGTTACTAATGGCATGGATAAAAAACGGAAAAATTTACAAAATCGTTAATGCTATGTCAGAAACAAATTTTACAAATAACATAAATTCCCACAAAGAGCGTGGCTGGAATCTTGTGGGAGACATCAAACGAGAT